AATCTTTTGTCCAGTCAATCTTTGCTTGTGTACCATCTAATGGTCCTGGCCCTGGAGTATATCCATCTGGACCTGGAGGTGGATAGTGTAAACCATCATTACCATTTTGACCAATAATATTCATACGCTCTTCAGCATCTGGTGTCCATTCAGAATTAATCTCTGGATTTTCACCTACTAATTCTGTTCTTGCAGCATTCGCTTTCATAGCTCGTTTCTGAATTGCATCTGACCAAGCTGATGCAAAAATACCGTGATTAGGAAAATGCACTGGTGCTACCCAACCTGCTGGCTTGATTAGATCTGGTAAGCCTAATGGATTTGGTCGTGATTCTTTTACACCAACTTCTTTTGCCATGTTTGCTGTTAATACTTCATCCCATGCTTTGTGCACATTTACACCCATGGCATCTAATGTACCAATAGCTACAACACAAAGATCAATAAGACCATCGACAACTTCTTCTGCATCTTCCATGATCAGTGCCTCTTTAGTCTCATCGTATTCTTCTTTGATAAAGTCTAATCTAAATTCTAAATACTTCTTTAATTGAAATGGTGTGGCATGGTTTATCCATTCGCGTACACCATATTTTGTTTGCATACGATTAATATCGTTTACCCAATCTGCTGACATAAGTCTCCTTTTATAACTGTTGATAACATTATACCATACTTTTCTGTAAAGTACATACTTTTATACGAAAAAATCTTCCAATGATACTTGATGCTCACTGGTCCATCCAACTGCTTCTAATACAGGTTCGATTGCACCCAAGAATGTCTTCTCGAACTGTAGGTTATAATCTATATATTTCTCAAGTTTAAATTGGCGTGGGAGATAATCTACAAATGCAATCACATTCTCTTTGATTGGATTTGGCTTGACAAGATATGTAAACTTGACCTTGTCTCCGCTTGTTATCTTCTGAATGCTTCTACCTAACTTTTGTTTTGTAACAATATTGTTATGTAGTATTGCACCACGAATATGAATAGGTGTGCCTTTCTTATAGACGGTTTCCTTGTCGGTCCATTTATTCAGATTGTTTACACCACGAGGGAAGCTTACCTCTTCGGCAGATGCTTGTTTAAATGCTGCACGGAAGTTTGCTATGTCTGCTTGCACCGTTGCCTGATCAGTCTCAATGATCCTGCGGAATATATCTTTTAATGCTTGTCTACATATGGCCGGTGTAGATGATTTAATTGCCTCGATACCCATAATCTTTAATTTAGGTTGGGCATAACGAACACCTTCATTGTCATGCACATTGAGAATGTATCTCTTCTTGGCAGTCCATATGCCACGATCAGCAATTACCTCACGTTCCATAACCATTTTGTTTTCTATACCACCTAAGGTTTTAAACAAACGATCATAGCATTCACTGAGTGCACCTTCTAATGCACCCGAACATACTTGGTCAAGGAAGTCTATTGGTTTGGCTGGGCCAAGTCGATTCACAAACTCATCAAGACGAACATAGACAGAGTCTGTATCAATGGCAACTACATAATCTTTCTTGGTTTGTAGAGTTTTGTTAAGGTAATCATTCAAGTTATTCTCTGCCCAACGAATGGTTGCTTGACCAGTAAGAGTGATACCTTCAGCGATTCGCATGTCAAAGTATCTAAACCACTTATTACCCATTGCACCATACAAAGAGTTGAGTAGGATCTTCAATGCCATTTGTTGGTTCTTGGCAATAGCAATACGTTTCTCTAAGGCATAGACCTCTGACTTTACACCACATAGCTCGAGCTCTTGCTCAGCTTTGAGTTGTGCTTGCTTAAATGTTTGACGATCATTATAGATCTCTTGGATAATGGCTGGAATAATACCGAGCTTCTTTGTATCGAAACGAACACCATTTACAGCTAATGCCGTGCCTGGTTTGTCATTCTTTATATGACCAGCTAACACTGATTCGACATTGACACCAGGTTCATCATCAAGTAGGATAGTCTCTGGAGACATATTGTATTGCATAATGATTGACGGATATAGAGAAGCTAAGTCAAATGAACATACCCAATCATGCATACCGACATGTGGTTCTTTTACATAACCGCCGGGATATGCACCTTTAAATGACTCTTCGTTTTGTGGTACAGCTATACGTTTTGAATGTAAGTCACGATAGATCAGTGCATCCCATATAGCCACAGTGCCAAGCACTTGCTCATAGTTTACACCACCTTTATAAGCCATGGTTAGACATAGACTAATAAGACCGAGCTTGTCTTCCATACGGTCAATAAGTTCTACGTCTTTAATGTTATAGTCAATAAACTTTTGATAGTCATTTGCATGCAATTCATTTAAGTCAGATGCTTCACCGAAGTCAAGCTTCTTCTCACCGAGAACAATATTTGCAATATGATCTAACTTATATGATTCTTGTGGACCATACGAATAACCGAACTTCTTGAATATTGCCATATAATCTAAGATGGCTACACCTTTGATTTCGTATTTAAGTGTGGATTGACCATAACCAGTATGTGTTTCTTTCTCATCGATCATTCGCCATGGAGATAAGAACTTCTCACGAGAATTGCCGAGGATACGCTTTATACGGTTTACTAGGTATGGTATATCAAAGAACTCACAGTTCCAACCTGTAACAATATCAGGTGATGTCTTTGCCCAATGATATGTAAATTTGTGTAAGAGCTCTCTTTCGTCTGCACACTTGACATAGACTACCTCATGGGTTTGCATAAGTGAATTGTCTACGTCATACTCACCACAACCAAATGTATAGTAAGTATCGTCGATGTTATTCTTCATTGTGATTGCTGTCACTTCTTGGTCAGCGTCTTTAGGCTCAGGGAAACCATCACCAAACTTTGTTTCGATATCGATAGAGGTAACATTAATCATGTTACGATCCCATTTGATTACACCAGGGAACTCTTCATTCAGATACTGAACCACATAGTTGGTATTGCCATAGACATTAAAGCCAGGAACATCTGCATAAGACTTTATAAAGTCAGTGGCTTCACCCATAGAACCGAACTGAATAGGTTCTACTGGAGTACCATCGAGGGCATGCCAATCATGGGCATTGTTACCTTTGTTTGTGACGAATAGAGAAGGGCGATACGGGATGGTGAACTTTACTTTCTTCCCATCCTCGTAGCCAATATATTTTATTACCTTCCCGTGCCGGAAGGCTGACGTGTAAAAAGATTGATTCATGGGTGTATTATAACACGAATCAAGCTAGATGTACATACTTTATACAATTATTTCTGGTTTCTCCGGAGTGACTATATTTGTGTCTTGGTGCATTAAAACATGTTGAGCTGCTAACTCTTTTGTTGGGGTTAGATCAAACATGATGTGATCTTTTTTAATTACTAGCTGTTCTATTTCAGCATATGGTAGATAAGGCATAAACCCTAATCTTTCCTCTGTAGGGACTAGTGCAACAACATCTGTTACTGTTATTGTTAAACCTGATTCATTTGTCTTTTTACATAATAACTCTTCACCCGACGTGAGTCGAACTAATCTAATTTCATTCATCTGTGTTCCTTTGGTTGTTTATTAATATAGTCTGCAACTGCTGACTTAATAGCATCTTCTGCTAATACGCTACAGTGTATTTTAACTGGAGGCAGATTAAGCTCTTCAACAATTTCAGTATTTTTAATTTCTTCTACCTGATGTATTGTTTTACCTTTCACCCATTCTGTTAATAACGAGCTTGAGGCAATTGCTGATCCGCAACCATATGTTTTGAATTTTGCATCTGTGACTATGTCATCTTCTATACGTATTTGTAATTTCATAACATCGCCACAAGCAGGAGCACCTACCATACCAGTTCCTACATGTGGATCGTTCATATCCATCTTACCCACATTGCGTGGGTTATTGTAGTGATCTAAAACCTTTTCTGAATATGCCATGTGCTCCTTAGTATTTAGCCTAGTAACAGCTTCTTTGCTGATTTCGGCAGGTCACCTAAATTGATTGTTTGAGGCTTGTCTTCTTCTGGAATATTGTTCTCCAAAATAACTACAAGCATACCATCTACAATATCGGCACCAACAACTTTGAGTGTGTCAGCTAAAGTAAATGAACGCTCAAACGCCCTTTGAGAAATGCCACGATGTGCATAGTCTCGTACATCTGTACCAGAATGTTTCTTTCCGGTGATTGTTAAAACTCCTTTCTCAAGAGTTAAATCAATATCTTCCTTTTTAAATCCTGCAACAGCGATCTCAATTAGAAAGTGACCGTCGTCTCTTTTAATTACATTATACGGTGGATATCCAGCACCGCGGACGGTTTCTAGATTCGTATTTTGTAACGTGTTAAAGAGTTGATCGAAACCCAAGAATGTATCTCTCGGGAAGTTAAATGCTAAGTTTGTCATATTGACCTCCTATGTATAGCAAGGTTAAAAAAATGAATACCCGTTAGGCATATTCAGTTTTATTTATACAGGTTTTTACTTAATACCTATATTATATTTGGGACATAATTCCCAATCATTTTTATCTTTATGAGATATAATTTTAATTTGGTTTAATGATGCTGTCTCTCCAATTGGAGCAACCGTAGTCAGTAATCCCCAATCATCCATTAACTTGACAATTGTGTTCCTACGTTTGAGATCATTCTCTGTGAGATTAGAAGGCTTACCATCTAATAAGAATAACTCTTTAAAATGAGTTATAAAATATCTACCTTGTTTGTGTAGTATATGGCATGATTGATATAATTTATTATCTTTTTTAGAAGCCACTCCTATTCTCGTGAGAGTTTCACGTATCTTTAGAAAATCATCTGGCTCCGCCAGTATTACTTCTAACATCATCTCTGGTTTCCAATTTACCAGTTCATCGTTGAATTCCGCCATGCTGTATTTTTCCTCTTATTGTTTTAAGGTTTTCATTACTTAAAAGCGGAAGTACATCACGAGCTTTCTCATTGCTATAACCGTAATATTGCTTTATAACATTGATATTTTCAGATTCAATAGATTTATTCCACTTAGAAAAACGATTACGTTTTCTAATAGTATTTATAAGAAAATGATACTGTAGGCGGCTATCCAGGTGGTGAAACTTGTTCATCTCGTTAGCGTATATGACAGTATCAGGGAAATACGAAAGACCACGATTTACCATAAAGGCATTGTAATCTTTCTCATTCTCAAGTATATCCTTCTTTGTGTTGGATATAGATTTAATTAATTCAAACGGATTCATTTAAGTTTGTCTTTACATATTTAATACTTGACATAATAAATGATCTCCACCCTTGAGCTTCAACATCAAAGACATTCATATAGTCTCTGTTCTCTTCGTCTGGTGGATTACCAATATTTTTTGGTGCCATACTCTCAGGAATTTTATCAGACATAAGTGTGCATCTCATTACACGTTCATCACCATTCTTTTTGGTAAAGCCTACTTCAATTATTTCACCATGTAAAAAATCTTTAAGATCTTCATAAAGATCGTTGCCGCTAATATTAATCTTTGTCATGTTCTGCTACTGCCTCCGCTAAAAATTGACTCATTATTTTTAATAATCTGCCAGCCTTTTCTAGCTGCCACACTATGAATATTATTCCTATAGTTGTAATTATTTGTGAATACATCGCAAATTCTTTCATAAATCTCCTATTTAAAATTGATTGATGACATGATTTCCGTCATGCATGCCACTACGTTTAATTCATGATCAGCCACAAAACTATCTTTATATGAATAGTCTGCAAGTATAAGAACTAACTGTGGAATACTTGAAGGCTCAACATAATCTGACATGTTATCATAAACCATTCTAAACAACTTTGCTGATTCTACGTCAATGTTATCTGTAACCCACTTACGCATCTTCTTAAAGTTTTTTGTCTTGAGGTCTTCCATCAATCCAGCAACACTTGACTCAGATAGAGTAACAAGAATGCCGGTATCGATATGACCACTCATACCATACCTTTGACATTCATTAATGACACGTCTCCAGTCTGGTATGTATTTCATAATGAGTTCTGCAATCACTGCATTGTCATATATAATACGTTCGGAATCAAGAATGAATTGAAGCCTAGCCATAAATGCTTGGGCCATCTCTGCCTTGTTTCCTATGTTGAATTCATATATAGAACATCTCGAATGTAGAGGATCAATAATACGATTCTTAAAATTGCAAGTAAGAATAAATCTACAGTTGTTACTAAACTCTTCAATAAAACCACGAAGAGCTGGTTGCGTAGATTGTGGATTTAGGTAATCAGCCTCATCGAGGATAACTACTTTCTGTCCACCTTGTAATGATATGGTACTTGCAAACTGTTTGATCTTACCACGAAGGGTATCGATGTTGCCATCTTCAGATCCATTGATTAACATATAGTCAAGATCTAACTCATGACATAATGCTTTGGCTACTGTAGTCTTACCTACACCAGCTGAACCAGTAAACATCATATTGGGGAGTTCTCCCTTATCGACTATTTTTTGAAATGTTTCCTTTAAGTCTTTAGGGAGAATACAATCCTCAATGGTTTTTGGTCTATACTTTTCTACGAATAAAAATTCTTGTTTCACATACACCTCATAATATAATAAGCATGATATAATTATACCATGCTTTTTCTAAAAGTACATACTTACTCAGCTGCTGGAGCTTCTTCAGTCGGGTTTGCAGCTTCTTGTGCCGCTGCAGCTTTTGTCAAGAATGAATCGATTCTGTTACGAACTGCACCAACGTCAGCTAGCTCACTACCTTCAAATGCACCACGCTTTGTTACTATATCAATAATTGATACACACGCACGAATGTCACTTAGGTTAAGCTGATCATCTGTTGGACCTTCCGGAGCTGGAGCATCAACTTGTGCTGCTACCTCGTCAAACTCTTCTTGTCCCATTGCTGTATTTTCTGCCATTATTATTCCTTAAATGTTGTAGTTTTATCTAGAGCAACCCAGTAATCTGTGTCGCCGGCCTTTATCAATGCAACCTGCTTTTTGTCTATTCCGAAGACATATTCAGCAGCAGGTTTAAATTTGAAATTGTTTATGTCAAACACAAAATCAAACTCTGCATCAGTATTTATATTACAATTTGCAACGTTCATTGTAAATTGATTTGATGTTGGATTCTTTTTATCAAGGATAACACACTCAATAAACTGTCCACCCATATTAGTTTTTCTTACACTTAGTTGACTTGTCTTTAGAGTAGAAGAAGCTTTGCGCAACTTGTTTAACTCTTCGTCAGTAAGAGTAAATTGCAGATCTTCACAAGGTAGATTAATATCGTTTGTTGGGACTGTGAGGATGTCGATATCCGAAAAGTAATACTGGAATGATGTGATACCATCAGTAATTTTTACAAACTTTTTATCGTCATCAAATGACAGTGTAGGATCATCAAACATATTAAGACAAGCTAGGAATTCACCTAAGTCATATATGCCAAATGGATATGGTGATTCAAACGGTATGTTTGCTTTTGCCATAAGTGTTTTAGAAGTGGACATGGTTCGAATAACTCCATTGTCTTCTCCAAGAGCAATATTACTATTGATCCCTTGAAAGTTACTCAATACATCTTTTATTTCATTACTAAGTTTCATTATTCGACTCCTTTAAGTCATGTTCATTAATTGCAAGTAGAGTATAGTGCATGATCTTCATAAGATCTTCACGATTGGCTCCATTCTTTTTACCATATCTTGACGCATACTTCAATACATTGCCAAGACAAAAATCTAGACCTAAGCCAGAAGCTGAGATCAGATCCATACTTTGTACACCATTCGGAGCAGCATAATGTTTAGAGTATGTGCTCTCAACATATGTTGTTAACTGATTGATGTTTTCTAATTCATTAAATTTCATACAGGTCCTTTTTCAAATATAGTAATATTATAACACGTAAAGGGTGAAAGTACATACCCTCACCCTAAATAAATTAAGCAGCAACCGCATCAGTAATACGTGAAACTAATTGCTTATTGCCTTTCTTAGTCTTCGCAAACTTCTTAAACTCACGTTTAATGTCATTGATTGTGTCAGCTTTTTTAGGCTCAAACACATCAGAGTCAAACCTTGCTGAACGATTGATCTTGATAATAAAATAGTCATCGTAACCTTTAACATCTTTCCAAGCACCGAAACCAACTTTTCTCCACTCTTTGATTACCTTGTGAAATTCTTTATTGTCATCGATATTGACATAACCTTGTCCGAAAGTAGATGCATCATACGCAAGATGGAAACCCATAATAGTTGCACCAGTTATCTCTTTAAGTCTTTCAAGAACAGCCTCATAGATCTTACGACCACCCTGGCCACGTATTAACTTACCGTCAAATTTAATCATTGCCTCACGTGAAGTCATAACAGTAGCAGATGAATCATGTTCAATATTAATTCCATCAGGATAACCATCAGTTAGGAACATAATGTTTGTATTTTGTATTGCATGTTTACGTGTGAATGCCTTAGTCACTTTAGCTGCAAGCATTGCAGTTTGGATAAGAGGAGTTGAACCCATAGCATCAAGAGCATGAAGATAGTGACCAGATATGTGGTAGCTAGTGTGCTTGTTATTGTAGCTATGTGCTTTTGCAATAGCAAATGAAACATAAGCAGCTTCGTCAAAAGTTTTCTTATTCATCTTTGAAGAGAACATCTCAACAACTTTAGTACCATCAGAATGCAACTCGCCAGCTTTGTGGTCCATCTCACGAATACCCTTACCACGTTCTCTCCAGTATGAAGTAGAAGTAAAGTTATATGCCTCGAAAGGAATATTGACTTGACGACAGAACATAGCAATAGTAATTGCTTGAGCAGTAACATCTTCGATGATCTCACACATTGAACCAGAAAGATCAAGGAACATTACGATACCATGTGACTTTGCTTGAGCTAACTGAGTAGTAGTTAAGAAAATATCTTCTGAAGTTTTGTATGCGTGTAACTTTAAAGGATCAAGTTTACCAGACTTTGCAGTCCTAGCACGTGAATATTCAAATGCAGCTTTCTTACGTTCAAAGTCTTTCGCCATAAGATTTGCTTGCTGCTTGTAAACTAGTTTAGTCTCATTGAAATCTTCTCTACAAGCTACGTGAGTATAAGCACTATGGTCATCACCATAACGAAGTCTTTCACCCATCAAGTCTTCTACATACTCATCACGTAATGATTTAGCATAATCGTAAGAGTAAAGAATCTTTTCGATATTCTCATCGCTCATACCGCTTGAGTATTGAGGCTGACCACTTCTTTCGAAATTACGCTCAGGAGATTTTTCAAGTAAATCTTCTTCGCGTTCTCTTTGAGTATCTTCAGTCCAAGTCTCGTGACCTTCAGGAGCTTCATCATCTGCAACTTCAGCACTTATAGGCTCTTCGTTAGATTCATCTTCACCATCAGAATCACCATTACCTTCACCAGAGTCATCGCTTTCCTCATCACCAGAGATAGGAGTTTCACCTTCTTTCTCAGGAGTTTCACCCTCGTCAGCACTTGGCATACCCATTTCCATTTCATCTTCTTCTTCTTTCTCATCTTTTTGATCTTCGATGAAATCATATAATTTTTTACAAACATTGACAACGTCATCCCATGTTTTAACTTCCATAGCTTCTTTGACTAATGGAGATTCCTCATCAGAAAATTCAACAGGAACATAGCCACGACCTTTCGAAGAAACATTTAATCTGTCCATAAGTCCAGCCTTGTTGATGTCTCTCTCGTTAGTACCAAAAAGATCAGTATCAAATAGAACTTTATAGCCATTCTTGAAACGACGAACGATACCAGGATATGTCTCTTGGATCATACGTTCGATGCGGATGTCCTCAACGATGTTGAGATATGCACGTGGAATCTTACCGATCTTCTTTTCAGAATCATGCCATCCATCAACAGGAGTATAAAGAGCATGGCCAACTTCGTGACCAACTAAAAGATCATAAACGTCTTTACCTTTGTCTTTCCAAAGAGGAAGACGAAGTACTCTGTTCTCAACATCGAAACTAGCTGTAGAATAGTTGCCATGTTGAACCGATAAGTTCTCTTTGGCAAGTAGTTTGGCTAGGTATTCTTGAGCTGATAAATTCATAATATGTCCTTTTTTAATTCGTTATGTGTACATTATATCACGTTTTGGACCAGTTGTACAACTATTTACTGGTCCAGATGCGGCGAGTTGGTGTGCCAGATTATTCATCATCCCATGAGTCGTTAAATGAGTCAGCAGCTTCATCATCAAATTCCGGCTCAGGATCATTGATAGTAGCATCAACTTTCTCGTAAAGATCTATGAAAGCTTCTTTAGTGTCATCATCAAAACGGTTTACACAAAGAGCAATCGCTTTGTCTCTCTTACCGAAGATAGAGAAAGTCTGAACGATGTGGCATAAACGACGAGTTGAAATAACTTCGTCAATACCTTCATCATAGAAAGTCTTACGAATAGCATCTGCCCAACCAACAAGTAGCTTAGCAAATTCTTCGTCAACAGCTTCAAACTTTGACATATGCTTCATAACGATTTTCTCTTCAGTAGCAATAGTAGGGAAAGTCTGTTCAAGAGTAATAGTGAAACGCTCTAGGAATGCATCATCAATGATAGTTGCTCCTGAGTAACGTCCATCTTCTGAACCTTTACCTTTAGTGTTCGCAGTGGCAATCACGTTGAAACCATCTTTAGGCTCAACAACTTCACCAGTCTTTTTGATCAGAACTGGCTTGCCTTCAAGCACACC